GAAGTCGTAGTATCGTCCTGCCAATCGAAAAGCGTCAACTGCTGATGATCCAATTTCATCCGCAATTCCTTCTCGTGCTATAAGTTGCACCTCGTCATGGACATGAGCTACGAGCGCATAGTCTTTTCCGAAGGTGTAACCTTTTTCTTTTAATAAATCGTACAGGATTACGGTTGCTCTCTTTGCAAGTAATGCACCTGCACATTGTAAGAGTGTGTTAAGGCTGGCATGCTTATGCCTTATGGGTAGTATTCTACCATCTAGCCCCGATAATGTTCCTGTGTCTTTGACCTTAGTATCAACAGCTTTCCTAAGCTTCTTAAGGGCAGGGGTTCTATTGAGGAACTTGTTGATGAGAGCTTGTCCATCAGCAGGATTACCTCCAACCATTGATCCTATCTTGGATGCACCTGCGCCATATAGAAATCCGTAAATAAAGTTTTTTACTTTGGTCCGGTTGGTTATCCCAGTTGCTTTCATATTTACTTCGTGGATATCACCGTTGAGGATTACCTCTCCATATTTACCGCCATCAAACTTAGCCATGTAATGCGCTAGGCATCGTAGCTCTAAGCCTGATAGGTCAGCACCAACTAGCTTATAGCCTTTGGGTGCATGGAATAGTGACCTGCATTCAGTTCCATAAGGAGTACCGACACGAGGTGTCTGAGCAATATTTGGCTGTGAATGAGTGCATCTACTTGTGAGACATCCATTGGTATTCACTCGACCATGAAGCTTGCCATCTTTAACCAACTTCAACCAAGCGTTCTTACCAGTAGATAACTGTCCAATTCGCTTAGCTATCAATAGGTATTCACTTAGTATCTTTGCTTCCGGATATTCGACAAGCTTTGATAAGACTGTTTCATCTACCTTTGGTTTGCCTGAAGTAGTAAAATCCTCAGGTTTCCATCCATAGATCGTTTGTAATCTGTCAGCTATTTGGTCTCTGCTGGCTGGATTGAATACAATCTCTTTTATCTTAAAGGTTTTAACACCCTTAACGTATCCTCTGGTTTTGTTGTTTACCTTTGGTACGAAGGGTTCTTTAAGTTCCCAAGGTGGGAAAGCCTTTTGTAATTCTTGAGTTAATTCTGCATGCCTTATCTGAAGAGTAGCTAGTAGCTTCTCTGCTTCTGGGACATTAAAATGAAACCCATGAAGTTCTTGGAGTTTTATTACTCTGGCAAAATCATGTTCCAGCTTTACGCTATCTTCACTAGGGTTCTTACTTACCAACAGTTTCTGAAATTGAAGGTTAAGTTTTACATCCTGTTCACAATACTCCTGCATCTCTAATGACCAGTTCGCAAAGCGTTCCTCAGAGTATGCAAAGTCTCCTTTGTTATTACCTAGTCTATGACCCCAAGCTTTGAGACCATGCGAGCCTATAAGTTTCATAGGGAAGTCTTTGCCTCTAGGTTTCTTAACGAACCTAAAGTCATCTTCTTTTAGATCAGGCCATATGAGCCTAGAGATAATAAGGGTATCGTATAGTTCTCCTGTATATTTAAACCCGTAAAGGTTTTCTAAAACTGGTAAATCATAATCTAAGATATTGTGACCAGCTAACAGTTTAGCCTTAGACAACACTTCTAACCCTTTAGAAATTGAGGGGTATCCTTGTTGATCAGCATAACTAGTTAGCTGTTCTGTATCTATGTCTATGATAACTAATGAATGACAGACGGTAGCATCAAGCTTGTCTGTTTCTATATCAAATAGAAGGTTCATTCAGCGTCACTCCAAGGAAGCCAGACTTCAACTGTAGCAGGACATTTTGGACAGCTTAAATTAGTAACTGTCGCATATTCATATTCCTCTTCAAACTCTACAGTATCGTCGCCACCCCAGATTAACTCTGTTCCACAATGCCAGCAGTTCATGCGCCAGCCTCGTTCTTCCATTTGATACATCTTTGACCAGCTATCTCTTTGCCTTTAAACTTTAGTTTGGCATAGGGGATGCCTTGGTTCTTTAAGTTTTGTTTGCACTCTTGTCGGGTGTCAAAGGCTGGGCCAGACATAGCGTGACAGTCTGTACTGCCAAGGACAGCACAAATCAGGATTACTCCAGTAAACATATTATTTTCCTTTAATTAAAAGTCGGGTGAACCGCTCTCGTCTTCAAAGACTGGTTCTGGGTTATCCACCTCAATCATTCGCCCTGTGTCTGGGTTATACTGTAGGTAACAACCTATTCCTGTTTCACCACTGAACCTGTTCTTAAGGATACGGATAGTTGAAACATGTGGGTGGTCTCCCTGTTGGTCTCGCTCGATGCCAAGACAAATATCGGATAACTGCGCTATGGCCGCCGAACCTCTGAGAGAATTAAGGCTTGTTTGTAATCCTTCTTCCCATCCTTTGTCGCCTTGAGGACGGCGCAAGTGAGAGACTAAGATCAATCCTATTCCTGTTTCTTCTACTAATGAGCGAAGAGCTGTCATCGTATTGTCGATTAAACGTCTCTCATCTCCATCCGCAATTTGGCTAACAACTATACTTAAATGGTCTAAAATTATCCATTCAACTCCACAGCCTTTAGCTAAATATCTTATCTTAGATATGAGGTTATCAGAATGTAGAGAACCAAAATGGTCATAGAGAAATACACGACCATTTCCCACGGTATTGATAAAAGAGTTTCGCAACTCATCTTCAGATACTCCTTCTTTAGTTAGATGTAAGGGCTTCCCTAAATCCAAACCCATTAGCCCTAGGGCTGTACGAGTGGTATTTTCTTCAAGCGCAATATAGCCAATGGTCTTTTCCTCACACATTAGTGAGTAGGCTATTTCTTTACATACTTGAGATTTACCAACGCCAGATCCTGCACATAGAGTGATTAATTCACCTCGACGCATGGCATGGGTTTTAACATTCAAACCAGACCAAGGATACTCAATCGTTTCTGTGTCATCCATAGCAATAATATCATCCCAAAGTTCTTCACCTGAGACTATTCCGTCCGGTCTATAGGGTTGAGCTTCCCACATACATTGAATGAGGTCTTTTTGCTTATTAGCAACCAGCATCTCGTTCACATCTTTTAAAGGAAGTTTAGCTATGTGTGCTTTAGAAGGGGATAGTAGTTGAGCCACTTCGAGTGCAGAAGATATTCCACTAGCATCGTTATCAAACATAATAACGACACGCTTAAAGCCCTCTACGAACTCTAGGTTTCTAGCTACAGCTTTAACTGCCCCAGCACATCCATTGGGAATGCCGACAACTGGAAATTTTAGTTGATTTGCCTGTGCCATAGAAAGTGTATCAATTTCACCCTCACAAATCACTAAGGTCATACGATCGTTTGGCTTCCATAAGTGTTGACCAAATAATTGAATGTTCTTTGTGTTACCAATAAAGGAGAAGGTCTTGTTAGCTCCTCGTATCTTTTGAGCTACTATCTTCCCTGATGGGTCTCTGTAATGTGCTACCTGAACAGGTTGGTTTCGATAATTACTAATAGTGTAATCATACTTCTTGCAGGTCTGTTCATGTAGGTTTCTTTTAGGCAGAGCTATAGCTTCGCCGTACTCAACTAAATCACTGGGCATGACTGTCTTCCCCTTCGTTTCTGAGTGTGAGGATGCCTGACAAGAGAAGCAGTAAGTTCCTCCATCGTTCGAGTAGACTGCTCTCGCGTCAGATGACCCACAATCTGGGCATGGTTCGTGATATAGGAACTCAGATTTTTCAGTGGCCGTATGCATATTCAGCATACTTTGCACCAGAAGGAGCAACTTTCATTTTGGTTGTAATAGAGTGACCTTTGTTCCTTAGTTTTTTTACAACAGCGGCTAGTCGCCAAATGTTATAATTACTCTGCGCTTCCAGTGGACTAATAGAGCCATAGGTCGAGAGATGTTCTTTAATAATTTTAGTCTGTGTCATTTAAAATCCTATTTGTTAGGTTGCTAAAAAGCGAAAAAGCCAACCCACTAGGGGCTGGCCTTAAGGAGCTAGAACGTATGCTCTATCTCTTTCGTTTCGTGCCAAAGTTTGGCATCAAAATTCGGACAAGATTTTTTACCAGTAAATTGATAGTGTCCTTTTACATCAGCATTAGAATACTCTTCGAGTAAATCATCTAATAATACTCTTAGTGCTGACATCTGCTCATCAGTATAATTAAACTCTGGGCCGTCTTTGGCCTTGTTCATTCCACCTGCGAGACAAATTCCTATAGACTGACGGTTAATACCTCTAACGTGCGCTCCGGCTTTATTCATCGGGCGACCATCTTCAACAGTTCCGTCTCGTCTAATTACTTTGTGATACCCACAACCTAACCAACCCTTTTCTCTGTGCCATCGGTCAATATCTTTTGCTCCGATATCCATAGTCTCAGGGGTGTAGGCGCAATGCACCACAAGGTACTTAACGTCTTCTTTATTCATTGATCCAACTTTCTGGGATTAACTTATCTGCATACGGGAAGCCGTGTTTGGTGGCCCAGTTTCCGTATGTAGTTTTTGATTTCTTAGATATGGTTGTTGCACTTCTGCTAAAAACAAACCTGATATCTAAGTCTGGGTGTTGGGCTTTAACACGGATCATCTTCTGACGCTCTGCTGTTAAAAACCGGCCCTTACTTTCGATTATAATAATCTTCTTAGACTTCGTCGTTATATAGAAGTCTGGTGTGTACTTCGCTGTTCTGGATGGAACGAAATACTCAAGAGTATGAGCTTCATATTCATAATGAACTCTTTTGGCTTTAAGGTCTGAAGCTATTGCTTCTTCAAGCCCAGACCTCCAACCATTTTTAATCGCATTTTGTCTAATCTTGCTCTTACTAAAAATCGCAAGCATCCGTGGTGTCATCTGCATAGACGTCACCAGGCGTTTTAATATCTTCGACGAAGCCATCTTCTTCATCAAACATATCAGCCATAGAACTTGTGCCAACAGCCTGTAGGTTGATTACCTGCACTGCTGTAGGCTTTAAAGATAGACCAACAGTCTTTGTTGTATTCATCTTATATGGCCAGATAGTTGCCGCAATTTTGATTTCAGAACCACCACCCACTAAAGCAGTGATTGGGTTTCTTTTTGCATCAAAGAGAGCAACTTTCATATTGTAGTTAGTACCATCTCGACCTGTTACTTGAGCCTTCTGCTTAAACTTAAACAGATATGAACCTGTAAGATTACCTTGGTCATCAGTTTCTTCTTCAAATGGATAGGTTATCTTTAGGTTCTTAGCTTTAGGGTCAGACTTAACTAACTCATTATAATAATCCTCAGCTACAGTTGTAAGCTTTTCCATTAATGGTTCAGCTTCATTAGTAGGTAGCTTGAGAGTTACCTTATAGTCTCCTTCAGGTGAGAACTTACATAGACATGGCCGCCCTTCATCACCGCATCGATGCGGGA